TTTACAAATCTATTGAAAGGAGGCCATCATTATGCCTAAAAATAATGAAACTAAGTTTGAAGATTTCTTTAATCTTCCAAATCCTGGCTTACGGTCTTATTTTGACATAGTCAGAAAAGGACAGCCAGACGAGTATCGTACTACCTTTGCCAGAGGTAGTAGTGTCCAGCAAGTCCTGGACGATTGGAGTACCACACTTGAATCGATCACTGACAAGTGGCCGACTCTTGTGGACTTCGAAAACGACCTAAAGGCTAAGGTCGGACCAATGTCAATTATGAAGCCGCTGGAGGAAAGGCTTGAGGACATTGATCATTACTACGACGACATTCTCCTAAAGTCGAAGCCTATATCTGACAGCGCCATCAAAGCAGTCATTAGTGAATTTGATGGCATTAAGGGTCTTAGAGTTAGAGGTCAGCAAAGAACCGTTGATCTAATGAAGAAGTCAACTAACTCAGGCTCTCCGTACTTTACCAAAAGGAAAGCAGTCACTAGTAAAACGTTATTTTGTGAAGTTTCACAAAGTACACCGGAAGGGACTCCTACCTTCCAAATCCTTGATTTACCTAAACAAGGATCTAAAATATCCTTGGATAAAGGTCAATTTTGGTATGCTGCTGCCGTACTTGGGTGGAGAGGTCAAGAAGGAGGCCCTAAAGATTCCGATGTTAAACAGCGTGTGGTTTGGATGTTTCCATATGCTGTTAACATTAGAGAATTGCAAATCTACCAACCACTGATTGAAGCTTGTCAGAACTTCAATTTGGTTCCTGCCTGGGTTAGCATGGAATCAGTCGACCAGCGTATCACACGTATGTTTGATACAAAGGGTGTGGACGACGTGGTAATTTGCACAGACTTCAGCAAATTCGACCAGCATTTTAATGCAGACATGCAGAGCTGCGCGGAATCCATCCTGCGTGGTTTAATGTCCAGGTGCCAAGATTCGGACAACTGGTTGGATTGCGTATTCCCCATTAAGTACGAGATACCTCTTGCGTACGATTATGGTAAAATCCGGTTTGGTAGACACGGTATGGGAAGTGGTAGTGGAGGTACCAATGCAGATGAGACTCTAGCCCACAGAGCTCTCCAATATGAGGCTGCACTTAATGCACACTCCAGATTAAACCCAAATTCACAGTGCCTGGGAGATGATGGGGTACTCACCTATCCTGGTATTGCTGTGGAGGATGTAATGCGTTCATATACTGCACATGGGCAAGAAATGAATGAGAGCAAGCAGTACGTGAGCAAACATGATTGCGTGTATCTCCGTAGGTGGCACCATATTAATTATAGAGTCAACGGAATATGCGTAGGTGTCTATTCAACCTATCGTGCTCTTGGTAGGCTGATGGAACAAGAAAGGTTCTATGATCCTGATGTATGGTCGGC